TTTAAAACATATTATAGATTTTGTAAATAATACATAATGAAAAATAAACTTTGGGTATTTGGATGCTCGTTATCTACTGGATTCGGTGGGCATGATTGCCAAATTAAACTAAATAAAACATGGCCTAAATTATTAGCAGATAAATTAAATTTAGAATTAGATAACTCAGCTCACGCCGGACAATGCAATTGGGTATCTATATTACAATTTATAGATAAGAGAGATGAAATACAAAAAGGTGATGTAGTTATATTTGAATTTACATTTTTTGATAGGTATAACATTTATCCAACAAGAGCACAATTAATAGATTTAGAATCATTTTTTATTCAACATAAACATGAATTGAATGATGTAATGAAACAATATAAAGATATAAATTTTAATTGGTTTAAAAAACAAATATTAAAATGGTGTAATGATAATGATATAAAATTATGTGTTTGGAGTACCGAAGGACAAACACATCCAGAATTTAAACGATACAATAATATTATACAATTTATAGCTGCACCTAATTCAACAATTGATAATCCAAACTATTCATTTTATTATAAATGGCAGGATATTACAACTGAGCAACATATAGTTAAACAAAATGGTGAAATAGATAGACATTTTAATGAATTAGGACATGAACGAATGGCAAATCATATCTATTCTAATATAATTTGATATTTATATAAAACAAAATAAGATGATAAAATTAGAAGCATTCGAACCATTTATTGCAGCTTATACTGAAATGGTAGCAGAAGGAAAGTATGGTGTATTAGTATTAACAAACGGAGAATGGATACCAACTGAAATCACAGAAGCTGATTTTGGTTTATATGTTGCAATTCATCCTGAAAACGAAAACCAAAGTGATGAAAACAAAGCATTATTTGATGCAGCATTTGAAGTAAACTCAAATGGACATTCAGCTTGGCCGTTAGTAGAATTAGTATAATTAAACTAAAATAATATGTTACAATTAAGTGCCTTTGAACATTTCAAAGAGCAATTTAGAAATAAATCCTTAGTTGATAGGGATTTATTTGGTGTCCTAGTCTTAACAAAAAATAAATGGGTGCCAACTGAAATAACTACGGAAGACTTTGTTCGTTATGAACATGTATCGGAGTATGATACTGAACAATTACGTATTAAATTAGAAGATGATGCATACGTATTAGGCAATACAATAGCGCCGATGTGGCCACTAGTTAAACTAATTGAATGGTAAATTATGGCTAAGTTATGGTGTTTTGGTGATTCATTTACAGCAGGTGATGGTTGTAAAGTATTTAAACCAGGTGTTCAACCAAATACTATTAAATACAGAGAATATTTAAAAAAACGAGATGATGAAGATATTAAATTATTTAGTGATATCGTTGCCGAGCATTTTGGATTAGAATGTATAAATTTAGGACAAAGTGGAGCTGGCAATGAAAAAATATTGGATAGATTACTAAGTAATATAGATAAAATATCAAAAGATGATTATGTAATATTCGGTGTATCTTACTTTCAAAGATTTGATATTGATGGTGCTAATCCAATTGATTTTAGTACTATAAATGTAAATGCACTATCGGGGGCAACTAATATAGTTAGTGATACATTATCAAAAGAAACATTAATGCAAATCGTAATCAATAGAGCTTCTAAGAAATTTGAGAATAGATTATTAAGACAAGTTAAAGGACTAACACATATACTAAAAGAATTATCTAAAAATGTATATGTTTGGACAAATGATCATTATTTAGATGAACAGCAAACTGGATTATTCAAATTAGTAGATGGGTATCACACATTGTCTCAATTTTTTAGTGAAAATGATATAACCGCACATACAAATAAAGTAGTATGTGATGGACATTTAAGTGAAATAGGTCATACAATATTAGCAAATGATATTATAAAGCATTTTGAAAATGGATAAGTTATACATTTACGGATGTTCACATAGTGCTGGTAATTTATTAGGGTATTCGCATACTGAAAATCCACATCAACAAAAATTAGGTGATGGTATTAGATTTATACCAACGGAATATACAAATTGGTTAGGTAATATTGGGAATCCATTTTACGTTCAGTTAGCAAACGAATTGAACTTAGATTGGCAATTAAGGGCAGAGGGTGGTCATAGTAATCAACAGCAATTCAAAAGATTATTAAGTGATTTACACAAAATAACAAAAGATGATACCATACTATTTCAATTTACACATTTTGTTAGATTTGAAGTACCACTATTAGTAAATGGCAAGTGGGTAAGTGATGGATGGCAAAAAGGTGGGGACTTAGTATTTGAAGATAGTAAGTATCAGCATTTCTATTTAACACATTTAGATTTTGAAGTACCATTCATAGTAGAAACAATAAAACAAATACTTACACTATTAAAATATATAGAAACTAATATCGGTGCTAAAGTATTTATATGGTCAATGGATGGTATTAGTGATGAAATAAATGAATATACCAAATTAGCAGACCAATCTAATTTAATTACATTCGAAATAGATGGTGAAACATATAATCATTTAGCGGGAGTTACTAATTGTATAGATAGAAACGAACATCTAATAATTAAACATGAAACTAAAAGTGTAGTGGACGATATGCACTTTGGACAATTAGGGCATAATTTTATGTATGAAAATATTTTGAAGTTTATAAAATAAGTTGTATCTTTACATTATGAATATATTTAGAAAAATAAAACAATTCTTTATACCTGAGTGGCATTTCTTTATGTTAAAAAATGGTGAGGATATGGAATTAAGAGTATATCGTAATGGCGTACCTGTTTCACAAAAAGAATTACTTACAACTAAAAAGGGAAGTAAAATACTTGGTGAATATTTAGCAGAACAAAAGAAAAAAGAAACGAAATGATAATAAAAGAGTTTCTAAGGTATGGTGATAAACTATGTATCGTTACGAAACGCATTAATGCAGACCGTATTAATGATGTACAAGCTGCAAAAGAGTTATATCAAGCGGAACATTGTGTAAAAAATCCACAAAATCCATATGAATACATTTTTCTACAAATAATACCCGATATAGAATATGAGCAAATCACTTAGTCAAAAGGATATGTTATTACAAAACATAATCAAATCTGACAAAAAGAAACAAAATAAAGTGGCAACTAGTAATTCAGTAGGTAAAACCAACACAAAAGGTACTATTGATGTAAAGGCTAAGAATAGAAAATCTCAGTAAGATTTGGTAATTTAAATAATTTATCGTATCTTTATAAAAATAAAGGTTATGTTTGATAAATTAATAGCAGTAATACAACAATTTGGACATTCAATAATGCCCGTATTCGTAGTGGATATGTGGGAAAAAGCATTAGTGTTAAGATTTGGTAAGTTTGAAGATATAAAAGATCCAGGTCTACATTGGAAAATCCCATTCGTAGATTCAGTATGGCATCAAACCATTGTAACACAATCTATACACTTACATCCACAATCAATCACATCATTAGATTATAGAAACATAGTAGTAAGAGCAATTGTAAGATATGATATTGCAAACGCATATTTATTCTTAACTAAGTTAGCACATCCGACTGATGTATTAGTAGATACAACGGGTGCAATGATTAGAGAAATTATTGAGGAAAGGAATTGGGAAGACCTGGTTGATATTGAAGTTGAACTAACACAAACAATTGGTGCTAAAGTTAAAGAGTGGGGTATTAATATAGAAAAGGTCACTTTAACGGATTTAGCTGAAATTAATTCTATTAGAGTTATAACCGATGGTGACCCCAATAGACAATCAATAGTTCCGTTAACCGATACAACCAATAATTAATATGAAAAACAGACGTAACAAACATAAAGGGGATGGTGAAATACGAAAGTTATTTATGCAGCAACTAATAAATACTATTAAAGATAGTGAGTTTATGGAAGGTGTAATGAATGAATTGATTGAATTGTATTCACAAAATACGGATGAACAAAATGAATTAGAGTTTGATGAAACAATGCTGCCGGATTTATTAAAAATATGTGTAGAGAATGAATGGTATGAGGTAGCGGCAAGAATACATAAACAAATAACTAAATTAGAAACAAATGTTAAAGCAGGATAGTGAGGGTTGTTATATAGTTGAATCAGCATTAGATTTAAAACAATATCATAGAATGACGGATTTAACAATGAGAGAGAAAATTCAGTTAAAAGCAGAATTGAATCCACCAACACAAAAGAAAAATAAAACGCCAAAGAAAACAACAAAGAAAGTAGATAGACCTGAGCCTACTGAATTTGATAAATGGTTTAATTAATATGGAAAAAAGATACGCACAGCAAATAATAGAATGGGCAGAGTTAGCTAAACAAACATTGAGTGTTCGTAAAGAAATTATACTTGATGATAGTTTAACCGATGAACAATTGGGAATTATCATTAGACAAATGTATAGAGCAAAAGCGGAAGCAGAAACCGAATCCATAGAACGTTGTAAACAATATTTATAATGAGTTGGATATGTAAATATTGTGGCAAAGATACTAAATGGATTGATATGGATTATTTGGTAGGTACTGACCACTTACAATGTGTATTAGAAGCAATAGATGAAGTAAAACAATCAAAAGTTATGAAAATTAAGAATTGGGATAAGATAAGTGGTTATACTTACAAAGGTTATACAATAGTTAATCCAATACATAATGCGGGTGGCACAATGTATTACGCAGATGTGTTAAATTTAAACTTACCACAAAAACCAAAGTGGCATTTAGAATTAATGATTGAAGCCGGCGGAATTGATGAGCACTTACTTAGATTATTAGATGGCAATGGCTTGAATATAAAACATAAAATAGAATTAGTTGATATTAGAACGGCAGCATTATTTAGAGTAAGGTATGAGGAAATTATTGATGAAATGTTAAGTAGACAATTAACATCAGCACCAACATATAATAGCCATTCATTAAGTGGGGTAGTAAATATAAATAATGGTTCAAATGGTATATTAAACACAATAGCAAGTAGTGGAACTAATGTTGTTTATACTAATGCACTTAATGGTACTACATATACACAGGGTTCAATAATAGATACAATAAAAGAGTTACAAAGACAAATTGATGAATTAAAATTACACACACCAACAAATCCTTTTTAATATGAGATTCAAATATAAAATTAACTTAGAAATTGATGTAGACTTCGATGCACCTTTATTGGGTACTGATACTACAAAAGGCAAACGAAGCAGAACTGATATGATTGCTAAAGCAGCATTAGCTGAAATGATTAAATTAAAAACTACGTCATATGTGGGATTAGATAGGACAATTGATGAAGATAATTTAACGGGTACAATCAAAGGTAGTGTTATGTTACGTTCACACAAAATGTTAGAGGAAGATGAAAAGAACAAACGAGATCCGGATTTTATGTATAAGTGGATTAGAGAAAAAAGTGGAAAATAAAAATAAATAAGTTATGATAGTATTATTAATCGCAGCATTTATTATCGGTTGGTTAGTAGGTGCAAAGCAAGAACAAAAACGTATATTGAATCCAAAAGAGTATATACCTGAACCAGAAGTTGTAGAAAAATTACAAACGTTAGCGGGTATCAAAGAGCACGATACACAAAAAGGTGTAGAAATATTAATGAATGCACCGGCAAGTGAAAAGTTTGTAGAATTATTTAAACAAAATAGAGCAGAGATTGAATCTAATGAAGCAGCATCAGTTCAGTTGACCGGTGAAAGTGATTCGCATTACTATTACAAAACAACAAAAGATAAAAAGAAATAGTGCTAACTATTAAAAACATATCAAAGTTAGAAGGGTACGAATCACATCCGTGGAAAATTGAATATATAAACACAATAGATGTTATGTATATTTTTTCAATAGATAATAAGAATGGAAATTATATTACAAATGTAATTTTAAGTAGAACACCACAAGAAGTTGATGGAAATATTTTATATAGTTTGAATGTAAATAGTGAGGAGCAATTGATTCCTAAAAGTTTATTACTATCGGCAAAATCATTAGGTAAACATATTATAAATTTACTTAATATGAGTGATTTTAACCCACCTTTTTAACATACATAACTGATTGAAACTCAATAGATTAGCTCTAATATACCCTATTATTTGGTATTTTGGGGCTTTTTTCGTATCTTTGATATATGATAACAATACAAAATAGCGAGGCAATTATCCGACGAGACCTTATTGATAGTTGGTATGTATTGGGTATAAAGAAAGGTTATAACAAATACTATATTAATCTAACAAAGGCAGGTGAGCTGTTATTTAAGGGATGTGAATTAAGTAGGGAAATGAATGGAAATGGTTTCTACATACTAAAATGTGGAACTGAATACTGCACGCTAACTAAGTCACAAATGGGTGATATGAAATATATTTTAGAATGTTTAAGTAGCTTTGTTCAATAAATGTATGATAAGCAAACGATAGGGTATGTAGTATGTATAATGATTGCATACATTTGGTATTTGTACGATACACATAAAGATAAAAGAAAATAATATGAATCCTTTTGTAATAGTATTAATAGCAGCCGGAATAGTTAATGGGTTGAATGTATGGTATATGATTAGAAGTAGACGATTACACAATTTATGTATCAAAAGACGTAAAGAAAATAAAAAGAAATAATATGATAACAGGTTACTTAATAATGATAATATATCCAATAGGATTTTTATTGACATTAACATTCTTTAAATTCTTTGGAGTGAAGATTGGATTTGATTATGATAATGAAAAAACATATGCCGAATATGATGATTGGGATAGTAACGCACAAGCATTTACCACATTCTCTTTGATGTGGCCGGTTATAGTACCTATGTTATTAATAATCGGTATTTTCAAAATAGTATTCAAATTTAGTAAATGGTATATAAACGAATAAAGTATGCTTACAATTAGTAATCCACAAAGGTTAGTAGGTGAGGAATATAGTGATTGGTTAAAAGTAATTGGAGTGAAAGAACATAATAATTGTTATGAATTTACATTAGCCAACAAAGAAATGAGCCAAATAGAAACTATATTACTACATAGAAAACGAACTGAAAACAAAATGTATATAATGGAATACAATACTAAAACTTTATGGCTTCATAAAGACGAATTTGACACAACCGAAAAAATTATTCTTTGTATGCAAACAATATAGTACACTTTTGGCGGGCGGGGGCCGGGGGTAAAAGTGTCGTTGGGAAAATTTTTTGATAGCATAAATTATATATACAATGTTAAAAATACAAAATGTAAATAGAATAATAGGAATGACCGCAAATGGTTGTAGAGTGGTGAGTGTAGAATATAGTACTGAAAAACGTGGTTACTTTTTTAATTTGACAGATAATCATGGATTAAATTCGGAAGATAATGGATATTTTCAAATTCGTTTATTAGAAACGGATGAAGTGGATAGCTATAGCTTATTTGTTATGGGCTGGCATATATGCACTGTTATATGTGTAACAAAAGATGATATGAAAGGACCACCGGAGTTGGCATCCTTAATGTACAAAATAATAGATAAAGCAATAGAAAGTAAAAATCAATATTAGTAATATGCTAACGATAACAAATATAGAGGCGTTACAAAATGAAATGGTTGCGTATGATGGTAGTAATTGGATGGTAACTAAAATCAATATCAATGAGGATGGTGATTACTATGGTATCGTTATACGAAAACAAACAAATGCTGCAAATGATTATGTAGTATTGTATCTAATGAGGGCTGGTATTGGTAATGGTGAGTATGAATTAAAGAATAGTAAACAATCAGCAAAGAGAATAATACACATATCGAATATACAAAACATAAATTTATTCAAATATATAATTCAAAGAGAACTTACTAGATTATGCTAAACATACAAAATATACATAAAATAAGGCATGAGACAATACAAATTAAAGGTGAGGTGTGGACGATTGGTAATATTAAGGCGGTAGATTTATTAGATGGTAATTACTATCAATTTGATATACATTCATTTTTTAGTGATAGGTTGGTGCATATATTTTTGAATAGGGAAACAAAAGGTGAAAAACAAAAAGAACAAACCTATTATCATTTTCAAAGCAGAGGTGAATACTATGAAATGATAAATAATTGGAATGAAGATAAGATTACAATCAATAGAGACTTGGTAATAAAAGATGGGCTGTTAATGTTTATGCAAAAAATGTTAGAAACTATAAAATAGAATAGAATGTTAAACATAGAAAATGTGGATAAGGCATTGGGAAGATCGGTGAACATTAATAGCTTAGTGTATATGATAACCGAAATAAACAAATTAAAAGATTGTTATATTTTTCATTTACAATCCACTACATTGGTGGGTGCTAAAGTTATACAAAGAATAATGATGAGTAGAGAGCGGGTTAAGGGTATAGATAAATATACACTTACAGCATTTGGTTTTACAAATCATAATGTATGGGGTGTTGATTATCCGAGTTTACATGGAGTGGATAGTTTTCTAAAAGAGTTACAATTATTTTTATACAATGTAAAGAATGTATAATGTATAGCAGAAGATTGGTTATAAAAAATAAAGAGGCGTTGGTATATAAGATAGTACATTCAAATAGTTTAAGTAATTACTATTATATACATAACATAACGGAGTATGAGCACCACTATCTATTTCATATACTACATAATAACAATGATAAAACATATACAATACGATTAAGTAGAAATTCAGTAGAGGGTATGTATGTTATGTATGATACAGCACAATCAAACAATGCTGATTTATTAACAAAGGATAAGTTAGAGGATAAGGATAGGGTATTAAGATCAATATCAACAATAATCAAAATGGATTTTTTGTAAAATCGGTGGCGGGGGCTGGGGGAACCGGTGTCGTTACCCAAATTTTTTTGATAGTAGAAAATGTATATATAATGTTAAAAATAGAAAATAGAGGAAAGTTATTAGATGAAATTATTACTATAAATGGTGACAAACAATATAGGATATACAATATAGTTGAGAAAGATGACCACTATGCAATATACTTAACTCAACACTCACCTGTGATGTTAATACTAAACCGAAATAAGGTAGTAAATGAAAATGGGCATACATACGATTACTATACAATGTACGATAGTGACATACCGAATAACGCATTTAATTTAAGTAAGGGTGTAATTAGTGGAATGGATACTTTTATGAATGCAATAAGACAGATATTAGAAATGAAATAATATGAAACTAACAATACACAATATAACTAACATAGTCAATACAAAGATTAACACTACACACGCTCAATGGGTAATAGAGTATGTAATGTCTAATGAGAACTATTATACAATCAAAGTCACTTTTGTATTTGGTAAAACAATGGGTAAGGTACATCCTAAGCATATCTATTTCCAATTATATAGGGATAAGGATAAGGATGGGTATTGGATAATGGATAGCACTGAAACGGCGCTACATAGGTGGGGAGTGTTTAGAGCACATATGGAAACGAGTAAAGATTTCATAGATACCTTAAAGCGACAATTAGATACATTATGATAGTAGGTGCATTGATAGGAATAATGGCGGTATGTATCGTAATGGGTATAAGGATAGTACAAAACATACTGAAACATAATAAGAGAATGAGGGAATTGGAAAGGGAGTTGGATATAAAATTAGAAAGGCGGGAAATAAGATTACAAAGGTATGAAAGGGAACGACATAACCAATGGATAAATAGTACACAAAACCATAATACAATCTATAAAGGAATAAATAAATAAAACAAAAGTATATGAATAAGAAAATAACAAAGGGTGAAATAATAGAGGCGGTAACCTTTATACTAATGACGGTGGGAATAATAGTAATGATAATGTCACTACATCAGCTAAACGAAGTGGGTAAGGAAGTAAAGGCAATAAAAGAATTAAGAATAAGTAAATAGAGTATATGGATAGTGGAATGATTGATAATACAAAGGTAATGGATATAGTATTTAGAAAACAATTCCATTTAGCTAAACATAATAATTGGGAAATGGAAGGATTGAATAGCGAACAAAAGAAACTAATGTTGGAATACCTAATGAAATACTTCCTTAAGATTGAGGAATATGAAGTGTGTAACGAAATACAAATACAAATAGATAAGATATGATACATAGAATAAAGAACATATACAAAATACATAGGTTAATACATAGGAATACTAACTATTATGATAGAGGCAGAATAAGTAGAAGGGCAAAGATATACTTACAACGAATCGATGAGTATTTTAAAGAAAGAAAACAAAACAAAAGGGAATATGCTAACAATAAAGAATGTAGGTAAATTACTAAACAATACCTTTAAGGATAAAATAGGTATGGAATGGTATGTGGATAAGATAATAACGGACCCTAAGGAATACTTAATAGTCGTTGAACAAAGGTATGCGTTCAAAAAGGAAGTGGTGGCATTAAGTAGAGAAGTAGAACATAATAGTAATACATATGTGTTCGGTATATCCAATGGCGGTATCAGTAATCAAAGGATATATAAGAGTAAACGATATATAACAAAGGTAATAATAGAAGATAAAAAATTATTACTAAATCAAATCACTCACTTAATAGATGAAATAATAAAATAAGATATGATTACAATACATAATAGGGATAAGATAATTAATCAATGTATAAAGGGAATACATACAACGACAAGAATGTCTTTAAACTACGATATACATATTATGATTGAAGATATCACTGTATATAGAATAAAGATAAGAGACCCATTTTTAGGTAAGGATAAGATACTAACACTACATAGAAATCCTACAAATGTATATAGAGGAAGTAGTGATGAATACTATATGTTAGAGGATAACGAAACGGATAAGCAAATGTATATAACAAAAAAGAACATAAGGAATATGTCTCACTTCGTCCATACGGAATTAAAATTCTTTGTAGAAAATATATAAACGATATGAAATACAAAACACCTAAAGAAAAAACAATAGCGAGATTGGTAGATAATTGTAAAAGTGCAAGTAATAGGGATAAGAAAAAAAGAAAGGGTATAAACCAATGTGACGTTACCTTTGAGAGTATGTTATCCTTAATGGAAAGACAGGATTGGAAATGTGCTATAAGAGGTCAATCATTTGTTATAATGGATAAAAGATATAAGGTAGAGGAAAGAAAAAAATTAGGTATCAATTCACTCCTTATACCCTCAATAGACAGAATAGATAATAATAAAGGATATACAATGGATAACATACGAATAGTCACTAACGGATATAATCAATTAAGGAATAGGTATGAGGAAAGGGAAGTTATGGAATGGATATTATCTAACGAATAACGGGCTTTGATTAGATAATTTTTAATCATATAGTATCAAAGATTAGAAAGTATCAAATTAATCTAAAAATATATCAAAATATGTATATTCGTATATTGATATATAATAGAGCAATAATAAGGGTGTCCGTATAAGAATTAAACACTTATACCCACATTCACCCACAATTCAACACACATAAGGGTTACAAAGAGATTAGAATGGGTAATAAGCGTGTTATACTATGTTTCAGTCTTCGTACACATTAATTGTCGGACCGCAAAATTTTTTAGAGGATATTTTCACACATATAGGGGTATGAAATAATAACCATATAATTTGGCTGATAAAATATATTTTCGTATCTTTGTAGAGTAAACGGGTTAGGACAGAATAATACAATATTCTCAATGGTTACTTAGTTACTCCTTTTACACTCCCTCAAATAGTGACCTCCTAACCCGTTTCTTTTTAAACTAACTCAATGAATATAAAACAATTTAAAAGACATCACGCCATAAGAGTAATGAATTGGTGCAAAGTGAATGTGGGCTTGAATTACAGAAGGCACACATTGCCGGTCTTAGAGTGGTCCAATACTGGCGATGATTGTGGTGATTATGATTTTGATGATAATATTATTTCAGTTTATAAAAGCAAACATAAATCTGTGATTGATATTATTCATACTATTATTCACGAATGGTGTCACTACAAACAAAGTACAAAGAAATACTACGAATACGATAAAATTTTTAATTACCACGACAATCCATATGAAATTCAGGCAAATGAGTTAGCGGATTCAATGAAGTGGAAATGTAAAAAAGATTTGTTTCGTTAGAAATTATCTAATAAGTTCCCGGTGTAAGTTAAAAAATATCTAATAAAATCGATTATATTTAGATTTTTTTTAATATGTTAAGGGAAATTGCATAAGTCATTGATTTTGAGTGACTTATGTAAGTAGTTGTATGTCAATGACTTATGCCGGTCCTACCATATTACGATAAAACATATACATAACTTGTTGATTCTCAATAAAGAATTTTAAAAATAGTTCACTTTAGCTATTGTTAGTCTCAAAAAAAGGGTTATCTTTATGTATTGGGTTGAACGAGGGACCCTTCACATTAAAAAAAAATTATATATGAATAACAAAGTAACAAACGAATTTAGAGACATCGCTTATAATACTGCCCGTAATGAGCGACCTGTGTATGTTAATTTTTCAGCTACTAAAATGAGTAACGCGGTTAAGCCGAATAGTATTGTAATATTTAAAGACTTCTTAGGACGTACACATAAGGTAGTATGTAGAAATAAGCCTGAAATTAAAAAGGCGTGTGAGTTTTTTAGTATGTTGAAAAAAGAGTCCGCTCAAATTAATCGTATCATTGCTCAATACCCTATGAGCTACGGACAAGTTACTAAGAAATTTATACCATCCGTAAAAGCTGAGTTAAAGGCTATGGGTTTAAGTAGTAAGCAGATTCAAAATATCTTAATTATGTATTGGGCTTAATAATAACACTATGATAACAATTTTAGAAGCCGTTATAATCGCGGTAGTAACAATTTTAGTTTACACATTAGTATTAACAATCAAACAAACAATAGATGAGAAAAAAGAGAAACGATAGAAACCACTTAATATACGAAATTATAAACGTTGAGAATGGCAAACGTTATATAGGAGTTACCGCGTGTATTGGTAGAGCATTTAACTATTCAGCTTATAGACGTTTTCAAAAACATATGAGCAGAGCTAAATGTGAAAACAAAGACTGGGCATTGTATAAGGATATGAAAAAATACGGACCTGATGTATATGATGTGTATGTAATAGATGTAGTAAGGGGTAAAGCAGAAGCACATAAATTAGAGACCTTCTACTTACAAAATTTTAAGTATCAATTAAATTCAACACACTAAATAATAATCGTATGAACGAACTAACAAACGAACAGCAAGCAATGAGTCAATTGTATTCAGTATTATGTGCAGTAGTACAAAGTGACAGGACCCCAAAGGTAACTGCAGAAGCGGTTGTAGCAACTTTACAAAAATTGTTTGAGGATGAAAATGGTCCCTTTACGGCTAATGAGCATATGATGGGTATGACTATGGCAATGGCTGAGGCAATGAATGATATTGTAAAACAACGTAACAAACAAATACAACGAGCAGCTGAGGGCAGTAGTATATTAGCTAACATTAATTGGAACTAATACGGGTGGTAACAAAAATAAATTCTTTAAAATATAAACATAACATAATGAGTAAGAAAGTAACTAAAACAATGAAGGCAACTAAAGTAGTAACAAAGAAAGCGACACCTAAAAAGAAGGTAGTAGCTAAGAAAGCAGTATCAGCAAAGAAGGCGGTAGCTAAGGTAATTAAAAAGCAAGTAGCTAAAAGAGTGGCTAATAAAGTAGTAGCAAAGAAAGTAGCAAAGAAGGCGGTAGCTAAAAAGAAAGCAACAAAGGTAACACTAAAAGAAAAATATACTAAGTTATATAAGATAGTAAGTAATTACAGCGACAACCTAATGCAAGACGTATATTCAGTAGTATATAGAACAAAGGAACTAAAAAGGTTTATTAACACTACATTAGCACATAAGTACATAGAGCAAGAAGTCCTTGTAAGATTAGGTGAGCACAATATTAAAACAGCTAAAAAGAGTAGAGCAGTAGCGAGTGAATTAGCAGCTGAGTTTGAATAGATTTTTTTGGGGTTAGATTTTTCATATAGATTTAGACCGGGCGTTTCTACGCTCGGTTTTTTTATGTCTTTTTTTATTTTTATTCAAATCGATGAAATCCTTTGCCAGCAAGCGTTTCGTGAATGCGGGTAGTCTCCGCAAACTCAACGAGAGCAGGTGTTTGGCAAAGGTGGAGTTCTCCATTTCTTGTAATTAGAGATATTAAAAAAAATTTATATATGTCCCTGGTACACATATATTGTGGGGTAAAATTTTTCGGTCTAGGAAAGTGATATACTTATATAGGTAGTACCTAAACTAATTATGTTATAATGAAGATTTCTATTTATCAAAGCACTAAGGAGTGTTACTTTTGGACAAGAGAAGAATTAAATTTTATTGAAGAAAACTATCCAAACTATTTTAAAATAGATGGACCTGCTACTAATATATTTGATTTTAAAGGATATGAAGTTACATTTTATAAAGGACAATGGTATAGAATGCTGAATGAAGGGTTTAATAATTTGGGTGATGTAAATATATTAGTTATTGATCATGGAGCTATACCACCATCAGATATGGAAAGTATCATAGAGGGTATTAAAAAAAATCCAGAAAATAAATTTATCATAGTAGGAAAGAATGTAGAGGATTATTGGCTAGTAACTAATACTAGAACATCAGATGATTTATTTAAACAAATAGAACAGCTACCTAATCTAAAAGTAATATGGGATGTAGATGGTGTGAACTATAACAATATGTTCTTTGAACCAAAGGTTAACTTTCACAATTACTACAACAATAATACTTTTCCTGGATACATGTTCATCAATGGTAGTGACATCTTTCATAAACTACCTAAAGAGTATCGTATGGGTATTCATCTTAATAAAATTACAGACAGAGTCCGTAAGTGGTTATTCAACACATATAGTGATAATACTAATGCTAATTTATTCTTTACATCTCGCAAACATCGTAATTTAAAAACGTTTATATTTGATAATGAGTTAGGAACGAGTAGTGGTAATGGAGTGACAACCCAATGGTATAATGCTCAGTTTATAGAATTGACTACTAAATCGGAAATGGAAGTGATATATGAAACCTTTACTACAACTGCCGAGCATAGGTGGTTATTAAAGTGGAATGAAAAAACAATCAAACAATTATTTTTATCAAAGCCGTTTATACACGCCGACCCTGCCGCTCATTCACTATTCAAAGTAAATGGATTAAAGGCGTATAGAAGTTTATATACGGATGAATTGTGGGATATGTATGAGGGGTACGATAACCAATCCCTTTTATTGACAAATCGTAGTGAAAGTAAAATTTGGTGGAATGAAGCATTAGAGAGGAATATAGAGTGGTTACTTACAATGAATACGAATGATTGGGAATTAAGAATAAGCGAAGCCAATAGAGTTGCTATCCACAATAGAGAGATTATAGAGGGATATATATTCAATCAATCTCTTTTTAAGTATGTAATATAAAAGCGGGTATTTAATTCCACCTCTTTTATTTTTTTATTTCAGTTCTTTGTTGTATATTAGTATAATAAAACACAACTACTATGAATATAAAAGAATTCTCTCAGCCCACTATTTTAACCGGCAAACAATATGGTACAACCGTTACAATCGAATTAGACCATAGTGATACTTCTATTGACGAAGTTATGGATGGTATGTTAACGATTGTAAAAGGTTTAGGATATTTAGATACTACTATTAATCAATGGATAAAAGATAAGAGTATGGATATCTACGAAGATGAGTATGATATTATGAAAGATTCTTTAGCTGATGATTGGTTTGATGAGAGTAACGAATGTAATGATGGTGAAGATGTAAGTGTTCGTTGGGATATGAGTGATGAAGAACGTATGGATATTATAGGACAGAATGGTAATGAGGGTACACATTATGGCATTGCTACCGACGAGGATATCGAAGAATGTGAATTGAATGAAAGACAATTAAAGGATTATAAAGGTGTATATGTAGAAAAACCGCACTTTGATTGGGATGGTGAAGATTATCAAGGTCAATTCAAAGAATGGGAGAGTGAAACACCACCACTCGAAGATGATGAAAACCAATTTGATGATTATGGTATGAGAAAAATACCTAACGATAAACTAAAAGCCGCCGTACAACGATATAGTGAGGAAGTGAAGGCAAAACACAAACCAATTAAGTTAGATAAAACCAAAATCACCAAAGGAAAAATAAAAGATTTAAAAAAATAATAAAAAAACCCCAAAAAAAGGAACGAAAATGAGGGTGAGTCCATATATATTGGTGAAATGAAATGGCTAATTAACATATTTAAGAGATTTTTTACCAAAAAGATAGACACTCACTACGAAGATGAGTTTGAAGATATGTTTTTATACGCCGAATCACACTTACCTATTACTCGCACTAAGAGTAAACCAAAGGTAATGGCGTACAAAAAGAAGTAGTATATACGAAAAGGATTTCAAAATTTCGAAAAACGACATTGACCCTCCCCATTTCCGCTCCACCCCTCCCTTAAATTAGTTATATATATGCCGTACATACCAACACCACCAACTATTAGTGGAAACTATATACCACCTAAACCTATATTTGTAATGAGGTTCAGAAATTCAATGGGTGATAGTGAGTTTGCACACGTTAAAGATACGTTGTTCAAATCAGATATTAGTAATGAGTATCATATCATAGCGGTTAAGAATGATAAGGATAAGGATGAATTTGAAATGTATAATTCATCTAAGGTAGAGAGACAGGAATGGAACAAATTAATAAACAAAATAATAAAATAAAAGTTATGGCAAAGAAAACAAAAGTAGAAGAAACACAGGTTCAAGAACCACAATTACAATTAGAACCAGTTAATTGGTATGAGTTTGATTGGGATAATAAAATTACTACATTAGAAGATATTAAGGTTATCTTTAAATCTTTAAGAATGACAGTAAGTGATAAAGCAGAAGATTTCGAAACACTAAAGAAATATACTAAAGAAGAAGTAGCTTACCAAACTAATTAATACTTTTCCATATATTTATTCCTAAACAAAGGAGTAACAATTTATGGCAAAGAAAGGTTCATTAACATCAACTAAGGTTTCATTTGGTTCCCGTAAAACAGGTTCAGCTAAGAAATCTTATAACAAACACAGTCCCCGCCCAAAGGCATACAAAGGACAAGGAAGATAATGTTTAGTAGAGAAATCATAAACGATTATGGTGATTACCAAATTAAGAGCAAAGACTCTGTATTATTAAAAGGTAGGTTTGATAAAAACTTTTTAGAAGTTAAAACAATTGACCCTACACAAATACAATACAAAGTCTTTGACTCTACTAATGTTAATTTTGCAATTCGTATAGGAACATCTACCTATATACCATCTAATATCTTTACTAAATTACAAACAGCTTATAAAGAAGGTAATCCTTATTTTACGGCAAAAGATGTAATTACAATTGAAATGGATTTATCCAAAACACTTTCTTTTATAGATAGTAAGTACAATGTTAAGGTTGCAACTAAACAGGTAACATATGCAGGTAGTGAAACTAAGTACACTACAACGGAAACTAAAACTACCACATCTACAATTACTACAAAAAGTGGTTCATCGGATGTACAACAGTCGGCAGTAATAACATCAAACGAACCCGTTGAAAAAACAATTAGTTCAGTTTCAGCATCATTTACCGATAGCTTTGCAACACGATTAGAACTATCCGGTGTTAAAAGTGTTTCATATCCATTCTATGTTGATAACAATCCAAATCAATTAAATGATGATAATGTGATACGTTACATTCAATTTTTGTTTGAAGATATAACAATTGCACCAAAGGGAAGTAATTCTATTGTTCCATATGAATATGAAGATGGAACGGTAATTGTACAAAACCTACCGGCATCAACGGATGTAGTTAGACCTGTAACACAAAGAGTAACTAATTTAGATGGATACTTAAGAGATGTAGAAAGATAATATTTATATTATGGATACCAATAAGTTATTAAAACTAACAAATATGTACGTTAAAACCAATTGGAGAAAATATTTTGATGAAGATGCCTCACCGGCTGTTCAAGAATATTTGTCACAAAATGGTGATAAAGTATATCCGTGGATTTTACAAATACTAAAAGCTGCAATAGAAGAAAATTTAGAAGAAGTTGCTATCATTAAGTTTACCGATAGTAAAATGTTTGCTACAATTGATAAGAGTGAATATAAGGACCTATTGAATAAGATGATGGAATACTTTATAGAAAAAGAACAATACGAACAATGTGGAGCTATTAGGGATTTAATCATATCTATTGATAATCCACCCTCACCTAAACCAAAAAGAAAATATACAAAAAGAAAGACTAAATTACAAAGTTAGTATATTTATAAGAAATAAGAAACAAAAAATTATGAAAGCAGTATTAATAGCTACGGATTACATCAAAACGGCAACAAATGATTATAAGGTATTAGAAATAAATACCCAAGCAGGTATCATTGCAGATATGAATCTTTTAGACTGGACAGGAATTACTAACTTTATCCAAAGTAATTCATTTGAAAATGTACATTGTATATTACCAAATTATGATAAAAGATTCTCAGTAAAATTAAATGAGATTTGTGATTCCATTGGTGGAATTACATTTCAATCATATGAAACAGGCGATAGTTCTATTACCGTACCATATATTGAAGATAATGATAACACCCTTATTTTAAGATTATCATATGATACTACTGCAATTATTGATGATGAGTATGCTAAAGATAATTATAATTTTTTAAGAGCAGTTGGAGAACAATCTTTTAATCCAAAAACATACATACCAAATATTGTTGATGATTTTTCAAATATTGAAGATTTTTCATATACATTAGATGTACCAAATTTTATTATAAAAAAGAGATATCCAAATTATGATAAAAATTTACATCCTAAATTATATAAAATTCAAAATTTAGAGCAATTAAATGCATTAAAAACAGAGGTTGAACAAGATACTGATTTTTTACAAGAGGTTGTAAACTCAGAAATTTTATCAGGTAAAAGAACGATTATTAGGGGTATTGATGTTATATATGGTGCAGATTTAAGTGTTATTTCTATGGGTGGGTATAAAGTATCGAGTTTTGTTACGGAAGATATTTGGGAAAATACTTTTAGTGAAACTGGTTTACTATCTAACAAAGACAGACCTAAATACATAACTTATTATACAAATCCAAACGAATTAGCAACATATATATACGATGCAGACCAATTAGTTTTAATGGCAGATGGTAGTAGAAAAGAATTTTCACAATTAGAAACGGGTGATACTGTAAAATCAATATCAGTAGCAACTTTACCGTTAGATGAAACTGAATATAAAGTATCTGAATGGACAGGTAGTCACACTGCATTTATTGAAAATTTTGAAGTAAGTCAAACGGCCGTGGTAGTAAAAACAACAAAAACTCAAAATACTTTCTTTATTAGAATAACCTTAGATAATATGGTAGAGTGGGATGATTTACCTGGAACAGAAATTCTTATTAGAGAAGATGATATTATTAGATTCAAACTGGTTAATGAGTTAGAAATTGGGGATGTAATGGAATTATTCAGTACCGAAACTGAAACAATTGTAAGTAAAACAATAACAAATTTAGAAGTTACATTTAAAGAAAATGTTGAAGTTGGTTCAATTGATGTAGAACCAATTGACTTATTTTTACCATTAGTTAGTAATGTATACGCTATTATTCAACACAATGCATGTACTTCTACTTTCTGTAAACAATATGGACTGGATTGTACCCTATACTCTAAATGTACTAACTGCACAAAATTACAATGTCCAACTAAATAAAAACAAACAACTATGGAAATTATAAAAAATGATGTAGTAGAAATTACTATTGAAGAAAAAACTGAAATTGCCAATATATTTCAAAATATTATATTGAGTATAAAAAATGATATATTAAATCAATAATTATTTTGTAATACAAAATAATTTTAGTATATTAGTGTTATGGGAATTAATTTTAAAGAAATATCACAAGCCTGGTTTGACTCATTTTGGGGATCTAAAGAACAAAATCTACTAGCTAAAGATAGATTAAATATCTGTCTTGAATGTCCATCGAAAGGTGAGATATTTAAAGATAAAGAATGGTCACTTTATTGTAAAGAATGTGGTTGTCCATTAAAGAAAAAAATATACTCAAATTTAAGAAATTCATGTCCATTGGATAAATGGGAAGAGGCCGCAAAAAAACATGAAAGTATTTTTGTGAAAAAATTGTTATAATTATGAATGCATATATAATAGAATCTGTATATGGATTTCTAAATGAAGAGGATTTAAATTTATTAGATACGCTCTGTATTGATTTCAATATTGATGATTTATATAAAACAACTCCACAAAACGGAAATTTCTATTATAGAATGTTCATAGATAAAGAAACAAACTTTATCGATTATCAGAATACTATTAAAACCCACATACATAACAAATATAAAGTAAATGTAGAAATAAATAATATTTGGATAAATAAAATTACTACTGAAACAAACAAAGAAGATAAGTTACATTTTGATGCTTGTAATTTTACAGTTGTATCATATATTAATGATAATTTTGAAGGTGGAGAATTTGAATTTCAAACAAATGGTGGACCCCCCATCGAAAAAATAAAACCAAAACGAAATTTAAGTTTAATTACAAATGCTAGATTACCACATAAAGTATCACCTGTAACGTCCGGTGAAAGGTATTCGTTAGTGGTTTTTTGTGATATACCCAAAAAAAACAAAAAAACAATGTTATGATTGAAATGAATTTAAATAATGAAGTTATAGTTTATAAATCAAATTTAAATTTAGAACCCAAATTTAACAAACAAACATTTATAGAAAAATTAATAACGGTTGATAGTTTAGTAAAAACGACTAATCAAAAAAATGGTGCTGGTGCACCGGGTAGACAATCAAGTCTATCTAAAATGTATATACCGGAACTAATCTTTATAAAAGATAACATTTGTAAATTATTATCCGAAACATTTAAAATTAGTAATAATTTCATAATTTATGATTGGTTATATTATAGTGATAACGATAATTCTTATACTGGATACCATACACATGAAATGTTAGGACCAATAAAGTCAAATATTAATCACATCGATAATTTAAAAACAGATTATACTTTTACTTACTATGTTCAAATACCAAATAATTTAAAAGATAATCAGGGTAAGATATATTTTAAAACAAAATCAGGTTACGAATTATCAATATTACCTGAAGATGGTGATATTTTTATTTTTCCAGGGGATTTACAACACAAACCAGAAATTAATCCGAATTCTACAAAACCAAGAATAGTAGTTGCAGGTAATGTTGCAATTTTTGATAATTATATTGCAAAAAGTAAAAAAACTTTTTTATAATTAAAAATAAATAAAATGAATGTTATAAATACAAACCCAAAACTGTATATTAAATATATTGACGATATAAAAGGATTTGGTGTTTTTACTAATCAAACAATTAAAATGGGTGAATTGATTGAAGAATGTTATTCTATTTGTATTGATAAAACAGTTAAAGAATTTAGCCCATATTGTTTTTATTATAGAGGGGATAGTAGATTATTACCATTAGGATTTGGTATGATTTATAATCATAGTAATACTGCAAATATTGGATGGAAAATTGTTGATGAAAATAAAAGAATTATAAACTTTTTTGCAATTACCGATATTGATATAGATGATGAACTTTGTCATAATTACGGTCCAGCATATTTAAAACATAAACCATTATTATGATTTATCAAGAAAAAATATTTACAAAAGAAGAGTGTGATAAAATCATATCTTACCAAAATGTATATTTAGATTTAAAGTTTAGAAGTGCAGAACCATCTATTGATTTAGAAAATAGAAGAATAGATAGTGGTAAGGTTATAAGGGGTAAAAAAATGGGTAAATTTTTTAATGTTTGGGATATAGTAAATGATACCGAATCAGAGTGGATGTTTGAAAAACTACTTAATTGGTTTTCTAAGGTTTCAAAGATTGAACGTAATACTGATAATAAACTATTTGGATGTTCTTTATATAAATATTCAAAAGGTGACTCCTTTTCAAAGCATATAGATTTAGCACCCGGATTTGAAGAAAGGCGCTATAATTTAGGAATACAATTAAATGAGGATTATATTGGAGGTGAATATATTTGTTACGATAAGGACAATACTGAAATTGTATTAAGTAAAGAAGTAGGAACCGCAATTGCTTATAATGCCACAACTTTACATGAAATAAGAGAAATACATTCAGGTGAAAGATGGTCAATTGTAATGCCAATTGCAAAATATGATATTATTGAAAAAAAACATTTTTTATAATGTCTTTACTAATTAACAACGAATTAATATGGGTATCTATCCCAAAATGTGCTAGCTTTTCAATTGAAGATGCATTTTTAAAATCTAATTTAAATATAAAAAGGCATTCAAAAAGTATTATAAATCCAAACGAACATTTGCACATTGGGTTATTTTTATTAAAAAAAGAATTTGGTGAAAAAGAAAGTATATGTATTAAAAGAGATTGGTTCGAAAGATGGTTGAGTTCTCTACAATATATCTTAGAAAACATGTACATTATACATGGTTCAGAACTAATTAGAAAATGGGAAGATGTTGATAATGAATTTATATACAATATATTTACCGATGATGTACTTAATACATTTCATTTAAACGAACTAAAGACGGAAGAAGTATTTTACTCTAAATTTTTAAAAAATCCAAAAACTGAAATAGAAAAACTTAAAAAAAATCAATCTAAGGAGATGCACAAGATATCAACTCTTTGGTCTCAAAATCATTGGAAAAAGAATGATAAATGTGATTATGAATTTGATATAAACGAAATAGATAAATTTGTAGATTTCATAGAAGATAGATACGGAGAAAGATTGATTGTTAATAAAATAAATGAAAATCCAAAAACAAAAAGTAAATTGGTTTTAAATGATGAATTAAAATCATTTGTTTGGAATAAATTTGAAAAAAAATATAATAAAAAAAATTATCTATTATAATGTTTACTAAAGATGAATGTGAAAGAATAATTTTTATTGCAAACTCATCAGTAATGGATGATTCAAAAACATATTTTAAATACGATGATGATATAAAATATAAAGTATCAAATGTTAAACGAGATGAAACTACCAATTGGATATTTGTTAAAATGTTAGATTTTTTTACAAACAAAACCGGTATTAAAATAAAAAAACCATTAGATATTTTACATATTCACAAATATAAAGAGGGAGATTATTTTAAAAAACATAAAGATAATTTGTATCCAACACAAATACACAATATAGGTGTTTGTTTAAATGATGATTATGTGGGTGGTGAATTTGTTTTATATGAACCAGATGAAGTTTTACCAAAAAAACAAGGTGAACTATATACATTTGAAAGTTTAAGATTACATGAAGTAAAAAAAATTGAGAGTGGTGAAAGGTGGAGTATAATTGCATTTTTACATACTGAACATTTACAATTAAAAAAACGATTATTATGAACATAGGAATAACTGGACATACTAAGGGTTTAGGTAAATCTATTTACGACACATTAACTAAAATACATAATGTGATCGGTTTTAGTAGAACTAACGGATTTGATGTCCAATCACCAAATAAAATAATAGAAAAATTAAACGATTGTGATGTGTTTATAAATAATGTATACTATGAAACAAGTCAATCCGATTTATTTTTTAAATTATTTGAAAAGTGGAAAGAATTAGAAAAAACAATAATTAATATAAATAGTAGTTCAATACATCAATCAGGTGCATGGAACCCCAAGTATGTTTCTAATAAAAAACATTTAAATAATATTACACAATCTTTAATAGACAAATATCCAAATAAGAAAGTTAGAATAATAAACTTAAATTTGGGAACATTAGAATCACACAGTAATTTTGAAACATTTAATAAAATAGAAAATAATAAAATTTCAGAAATAATTGAATGGTGTATAAATCAACCACATAATATTGAAATTCAAGAGTTAACAATATTACCGACAACACAATTGAAATAAAAATATGAAAAAAAATATAGAGATAACAAATAATATATTAACTAAAGATGAGATTTTATATTTATCAGAATTATTAAAAAATAAAAATGATTGGAAGTATAAAACACAGTTCGACCAACCATATGCATATTTTGATTCTTTATATGTGGATATAAATAAATTAAAAAAATATTGTGAACTAATATGTGAAAATGAAAAATATGAAATCAAAGAAATTGGTATTATTGTTATTGAAAAGGATAGACAATTAAAAAATAGCATACATTCAGATAATTCGGTTGTAAGTTATATTACATATTTAAATGAAGAATTTAAAGGAGGAGAATTTGTTTATTATGATGAGGAAAAAAACGAAATTTTAATAACACCCAAACAGAATATGAGTATTATAATTTCAAATAAAACATTACATAAAGTATTAGAAGTTACATCTGGAACTAGATTTAGTTTATACACCTTTTTGACAAAATCAGAAATTAAAAAATATAAAAGTATAATATGAAAATTTTAAAATATTGGACTGCAGAGGAGTTTGAAGTTTCATCTTACAAATATAATTTATCAAAAAGAAAAAATAGTATATGGAAAGAATCGGGTAGTGATAAAACCCGTAAATGTACTTACACATATAACGAATTAGGTTTTAGAGGTGATAGTATTAAAAAAGATGGCTTCAAAATCATGTCTTTAGGTTGTTCTCATACCGAAGGTGTTGGTGTAAACGATGATGAATCGTGGCCTGCACAATTCACAAAATTAGTACCAAATGGAGTTAATATGAATTTTGGAACGGGTGGAAGAAGTGGAGATTTTGTGGTAAGATGTTTGTTAAGTTATTATGATTTGATTAAACCAGATTTGGTATTAATTTTTTATCCAGATAACGCTAGAAAAGACATATATACAATAGAAGGTGGAGTTGAACCATATATGCCATTATCCGCTTGGGGGTATATGGAAGAAACCGACAATGGTAAACTTATTCAAAAAAATTTACTTGAAATTCAAAATAACAATCATGATTTTGTAAATTGGTACAAAAACCATCTTTTGATAAAATTATTTTTAGAATCAAAAAAATGTAATTTTATTTGGAATGGTAGTTTAATACGATCTCCTTATAAAGATGAATTTAGATATGATGGTGATTTTTTTACAAACATAATAGATAAGGGTGTTGATAATAGACATACTGGACCAAACCATCTAAAAAATTATGCAACAAAGTTATACGACCATATCAATACCAATTTTCCTCATTTTTTAATAAGTGATAAAACTAAATTAAATATTAAAAAAGAGTTAATATAGTGAAATACGACGATAAATTAAAGCAGTATATATGTACAACACCGTTTGTTTATTTAGAAGTACATAAAGGTGGAGTACACAGTTGTTGTCCATCTTGGTTACCAAATAGAATTTCTAGTTTAGAAAACATTGATACAGCTTGGGAAAGTGAAGAATTAAAAAAAGTACAAGAATCAATGTTAGATGGATCATACAAATATTGTTCAAAAACACAATGTCCTTATTTGTCGGAATTACTTATGACGGGTAATAAACCAAAAGGATTTATTGATAAAAGTGATTTTAATATTAATGATTATAAAATAGGTCCTACTAATATAAATTTTGCATTCGATAGAAGTTGTAATCTAACATGTCCAAGTTGTAGAAATATAGCTGTTATGGCAGATGGAACTGAATTAGAATTTATAGATAATACAATAAATAAAATAGTAGATGTGTACGGAAAAAATATGACTATGTTATACCTTTCTGGTACCGCTGACCCATTTGCATCAAAATCAATTAGAAAATTATTACTAAATTTTGATAGAAATAAATTTCCAAATGTAAATCATATCCATCTACATACCAACGCATTATTGTTAACTGAAAAAATGTGGAATAGTTTAAGTCACATACATGATTTAATAAAAACCATCGAAATTAGTATTGATGCTGCTAATGAAGAAACTTATAAAATTGTTAGAAGAGGTGGTGATTGGCAAACATTATTAAAGAATTTAGATTTTATATCAACTATAAAACTCCGTAATAAAAATGTTTCATTTGTTACACAAGATACAAATTATTTAGAAATGGAAGATTTTTATATCTTAATGAATAAAATTTTTAAAAACAATATAAATGTATTTTTTAATAAAATAACAAATTGGGGAACATACACACCTGCGGAATATGCTATTAAACAAATATGGAACGAATCACATCCAGAATTTCAAATGTTTTTGCAACAACTTAACAAAATTAATAAAAAACATAAGTGTACCCACAATATGCACGATATAATTGAAAAACATCTACCTAAAAAAATAAATGGTTTAATATAAAACATATTTATAACATATAATTGATTGATTATCAATAAGTTATAAAAAATACCTTAAAATAGTTGAAAAAATAAGAAAAAAGTCGTATCTTTAAGTATAAACATTAAACTCTAAGATATGAAGATTTTACCTATTATTGGTATTGTACTATTATGTGCATGTGAAAAAGAAGTCACTAAACCAATACCACCGCAACATACTATCCAATTTACAATTGATTCGGCATTGACATCAAATGGTACACATAGTTTACCTATTGATAAAAATGGATTTTACCATTTAACAATGGATAATTCTAAAAATCAAACACTAAGTAGAATTACCGGCACACTATTAGTAAATGGTAACCCTATTAAAATTCCGTCACCTATTGATGCAAAAATTGAATGGAGTGGTTCACATTTTTGGGTACTAAAAAAAGGTGATATTATAGGTAGTATTATAAAGACATATTTCAACCCATATACTGGTCAATTACAAAATATTCAGTTACCAAATTTAATATCACAATCGGATGTAATAATTCCAATTGTTAATTCAGTATCTTATTCGGATTTTGAAACGGGCAAAGTTAATACAATGATAGCACCAATATATCCAATGAAAGGTGACACAATTACAATTTTAGGTAAGTTACGATATACAATTGAAATACCAAAAGATAAATTATTTTCTACAATAAAAACAGATTCAATTCAAAAATCAATTAGAATTATTTGTGATTAACAAAAAAAGTTGTATATTTGAATATGATTACAATTCCACAAACACCAATTACTGATTATTCATTTAAAAAGTGGGGTGCTATTAAAATAGAGGAAAGTGATGGTTTGTCCGAATACTATTATTGGATATTACCAATGCCTAAAGATGAAGATGTGGCAGATAGGCCTACACTTATATCAATTGCAAATGATGAGTGGAAAACTATGGATTTAAATGAAGGAGAATATTTGGTAACCCTATTTGATAATTTACCAATGTTAGAAACCGAAGAAGACGTAGAATTATTATATAAAATATTAACAAAAGAAAACTTAACAAAATGATTTATAATGAAGACTGTTTAGATACACTTAATCGTAATTTAGAGTATGATTATATTATAACCTCACCACCGGATTTTGATGAAATTGGTGCAGATACACAAAATATACAACCATACATTGATTTCCTAAAAAATAGATTTGAAAAATTCAATCCAAATGGTAATGTTGTTACTATATTTGTTTCGGATAGAAAAGCAGAAGGAACGGTCATACAAAAACATATGATTATTTGTGATTTAATGAAAGAATATGGGTGGAAACTTAAATCACAAAAATTATGGGTAAAAAAAGAAGATACAATCGACATGTATCGACATGGTTATACATTTATTCTTACATTCAGTAGAGGGGGTGTAACTCATCCACTATTACCGGATGTATTTAGTGAAAAATTTGTACCCGCAACACCTGAATACACTTATAACTTTTCACCAAATATTGTAAAGCAATTTGTAGAAAAATATACAAAAAAGAACCAAATTATATTTGACCCGTTTATGGGTAGTGGTACTACCGCAATTGTGTGTGTTGAAACTAATAGAAATTATATTGGAAGTGAAATAATTGAAAGTACCTGTAAAATTGCAGAAAATAGAATAAACAAAATAAAAAACGCAGATAAATTTTTTAAACTATAAATTATGATACAAAGAAAAAAGACAGCAGAAGAAATTAAAGCAAATTACGATAAGTTTATTGCTATACTTAAAAAGTACTTTAAAGGTGAAAGGTTAGATAAATTACTACATATGTATTCCGAAGATGAATTGGGTATAAATTTAGCAATGTCTCCGGCGAGTGGTAGATTATTATATCACAATTGTTATGATGGTGGATATATTGACCATATTTTTAATGTATGTAAGAACGCATTGAAAATGAAAGAATTATTTGCTACGCAAGGTGGTACAATTGATTTTACTGATGAAGAATTAATGTTTGCAGCATTACATCATGATTTGGGTAAATTGGGTATTAAAGGACAAGTACACTATGTTCCAAATACTAATAAGTGGGAAATAGAAAATAGAATGGATTATTATAAAAGAAATGATGAAATACCATTTATGTCTATTACCGATAGAACGTTCTTTACATTAAACCACTATGGTATTCAGTATTCTGAAAATGAATATTTTGGTATTAAGCTTACCGATGGTTTGTATGATGAAGATAATGAAAAGTATTTAAAAACATTTAATGTTAAAAATACACTACGTTCCTCTATTCAGTATATTTTACATTGGGGAGATTTTATGAGTACTATTATAGAAAGACAAGAAGAATTGAAATTACAAAAACCAACTGACAAATTTTCACTAAATGTTGGACAATTCTAACAAAGTGTCAGTTTACCATTAATGGTATAGATATTGTACTATATAGAGTATTATTAACCAAAAAATTAAATTATGTATTTAGTAGATTACAACAAATTATTTGAAGATTTCTTTGAAGTTTCTAAACCAGGAACAAGACGTTACAAAGAAACAGCACAAAGATTGGCAATTGACATTACTGATGACACATTGCAAATCGGATTAGTAGTACCGGGTCATTCGGTAGAAACATTAACATTAGATTATGACTCTGATAAGATTAGAGTTAAATCCAATCCAACTGATACCACTCCTTCTAAAATTGAAAGTGAATTAGTATCATCAATCGATGAAACACTAAGCATCGGTAAAGATTGGGATGGTGCAAAGGCGGAAGCCACAATTACAAACGGCGTTCTTTATATATCTATTCCAAAGTTTGAGGAAAGAAAGCCAAAAAAACTATCTATTAAAGTTGGATAGTTCGGTTATATTTAGTATCTTTAAGGGTAGTCACAAAAGACTACCCTTTTTTTATTATGGCAGAATACTCACAAATATTACCACTTAGAACCGATATAAAGGTTGTAGACCAATTTGGATTCCTACCTCTATCAATTAATAGACCTACCAAAGAATCGAAGCTAAAGTGGCACGATGCCTATTTAAATGATGGTTTAGATGAACAAAGACGAAGTGACACATCGGAATATTTACCTGGATATACTTTCTCTGAATTCCACGCTGGCTTAGCTGAACAAGTTTATAAGTTTTGGAGTATGAAGGGTAGTAAGGTAGTAGACCCGTTTGCAGGTAGAGTAACGAGAGGATTTGTGGCAACTAAATTAGGTAGAGATTATACCGGATTTGAAATATCGCCTAAAACATATGAAAGAGTACAAACACACTTTGAAGGACACGGTGTTAAACCACATATCATTAATAGTGATGGATTGAATATGGAGGAAATATCGGATAAGAGTGCAGATTTGATATTCACTTGCCCACCTTACTTTAACTTAGAACGATATGAATCGGTTCCTGGTCAATTAAGTGATGAGAATAAATACGAATCATTTATGAGTAAGATTGATGTTTGTATTTCAAACTGTTTTAGAGTATTAAAAAGTGGAGCATTTGCATGTTGGGTTGTGGGTGATTTAAGAACGGGTGGTGGATTTCAAAACTTTCATGGTGATGTTATTAATTCATTTAAAAAGCACGGATTTAATCAGCACGATATAGTTATACTAGAAAATATTTCACCATTCGCAGCATTACAAATAGGTAAGACAGCGGCAAAACGTTACACATCAAAGGTACATGAGTATCTTTTAGTTTTCAGAAAGCCAGGAGATTATGAAATTCCTAAGTATTGCTCACCTGATGAATTAGAACAAGAAACCAAATTAGCAGAATTTTTTAGTTAAATGAATTTAAATAATTACGATACTATATATTTCAATGGATGTTCCTTTACCGAAGGTGGTGGATTTGAAGCAGGTAAACATCATATTCATAAAGCCTATAAAGAAAAATATGGATTTGAATATAAGAATGAAAAAGAAGTTTGTTATCCTACCATAGTTCAAAATTTATTACCAAATATAAAAGTAATTAACGAAGCTAAAAGTGGTAGTGGTACTGACCGGGTTATAAGAAAGACTTGGGAATATATTTTTAAAAACCGATTAGATAAAGTTAAAAAAACAATATTCATTTTAGAATTACCAGGATCGGTAGCTAGATTAGATTTATTTTCAAACAAAGAATTTAAACCTTTAGTTGGAAATGTTTCGTATAATGATAACGGAAAAATAAATGATACACAAGTAGTATTAAATTGGATATATGGACCACAATTAGATGAAGAATATAGAAATAAACTTCGTAGAATAATAAAAGAATATTCGGAAGAATTTATACATCCTGGATTTAAAGAAAAGCAAGTTGCATATTCATTATTTGGATTGGCTAATTTTATGTTATTACACAATATAAAATTTTATATTACAGGAGATACAAGTTATACTGAATCTCATTTAAATTTACAATATGATTACCCTAAGTTTAATAATGAACATATTTTACGATTAAAAATCGGTAGTGAATATTACAACAATATAGTAAGATTTGCAGGTGAAACAAAAACCCAAATTGTAGATGAAATAGGTGCAGATGTTACAACCGATGGACATCCAGGATATCAAGCACACAAACAATGGGCTGAAGCAATTGTTGAATTTTTAAAAGAACCAAAAAATTATAAAAAATAATATAATATGAGATACAAAGTACAAATTAGACAAAACTTAGAAGCAATTGAAATTAGAGCAAACTTCTTAAAACAGGCGGCAGAAGGTAGTAAACAAATTACAAACGTAGATGCAGTAAAAATGTTTGATGAATTATTGTTTGCATTAGGTAAAGCTAATGATTTAATTGATTTAGAAAGAGAGGGATAATGAATTGGTTAAAATGGTTGGTAGGAATATCAGCAATAATCGTAGCAAGTTGTGCAGCATTCTTCTCCGTAACAGGATTAGGTGTCTTATTTAGTGGTGCAGCAGCATCCGTTATGGTAATGGCGGGTGCATTAGAATTTGCCAAATTAGTAGCCGCAACCTATTTGAAACAAGAATGGGAAAATATTAAGGGATTTAATAAGTGGTATTTAACATCGGCAGTTGGTTTATTGATGTTAATTACCTCAGCGGGTATATTTGGTTATCTTTCTAACGCATTCCAACAACAAAATCTTAAATTACAACAGGTAGATAGAGAAATTGCAGTATATTCTACTAAAATTACAACTAATGATGCTCAGATTGCACAACTTAATACTCAACTAGGTCAATTATCATCAACGCAATCCACAATCTTAGATAAGGGTAAGGTAAATAGTAGACTTTTACGTTCAATTGATAACAAAGATAAACAAACTGCAACAATTAACAAAAAAATTGGTAGTTTACAAGACGACAATGCTAAAAATAACGATGAAATCAATAAAATTAAGATTGCAAACTTAGATTTAGAGAAAGAAGTAGGTGGATTCCGATTTGTTGCCGAAGCATTTGGTATGGAATTGAAAAATGTAGTAAAATTCTTCATATTTTTGATTGTAATAGTATTTGACCCGTTAGCAGTAGCACTTATTATAGCATTCAATGGTATGATTGGTGAAAAAAAACGTAAACAAAGGGAGATTTTAACCGAAATGATGGAAAATGATGAAAAATTGGGATTATACGAAGTCTATGGTGATAAAAAAGAAGATATAGTAGAAAATATTCCCCAAAATAATGATTATAATAAAAAATATCCAACATTAGCAGAACAAATTGGGGTTAAAGTGGAAAATATTCCCCAAAATGAACCCGTAGAACCCTTACCAACACCATATTACGAAGACCCTGCATTTGATTGGAATAATAAGAATTTGTGGATAAATAACCCTTCTGCAGTAAAATATTGGATGAATAGTGGTAATTCTATCAATAATTTCAAAAAATTATATAAACAACACTTAGACGAATTAGATAATAACGATACAACAACAAAAACCTACTAAAAAGTAGGTTTTTTCGTTTATTTATCGTATCTTTATAAAAATAACACTATGAATTTAGGATATGCTTGTATTAATCTTTCTTTAGGTAAGAAAGTTACAACAAACCGAACAATGATTAAAAAAACCTTTATAGATAAGGGTTTAGATTATGTGTCTGATTTGGTTTTATTAAATGTAACTGATTTAGCTAAGATTATAGATTGGAATTACCAAACTGGTATTAATATGTACCGAATGAGTAGTGATATGGTACCATGGGCTACTGAATACCAATTTGATGAACTTAAAGATTGGAAATTAATAAAAGCTATATTGGAAAGTTGTGGTAAAAAAGCAAAAGCATACAATCAACGTTTATCATTTCATCCAGGACCTTTTAATGTATTAGTTTCACCAAAAGAAAGTGTTGTACTTAATACTATTAACGATTTAGAAGTACATGGTAGACTTATGGATGCTATGGGATTATCACAAACACCATACAATAAGATTAATATCCATTGTAATGGGGTATATGGGGATAAACAAAGTGCAATGGATAGATTCATTGACAACTTTGGAAGACTCTCTAAATCGGTGCAAAATCGGTTAACAATAGAGAATGATGATAAGGCTAGTATGTATTCGGTTAAAGATTTAATGTATATACACCAAAAGATAGGTATTCCTATTGTATTTGATTATCATCACCATAAATTTAATACAGGTGACCTAAGTGAAGAACAAGCATTGAAATTAGCAATGAGTACATGGCCAGATGGTATTACTCCGGCTGTACACTATTCCGAATCAGCTATTGGTAAAAAACCACAAGCACATTCCGATTATATTTCTGAAAGAATTAATACTTATGGTAATGAGATAGATATTATGGTAGAAGCAAAAGCAAAAGATTTAGCAATTTTAAAATATAAAAACGAAAATTATGGCATACTCAGATAAAGTAATTGACCATTACCAGAACCCAAAAAATGTAGGAACTTTGGACAAATCAAAATCCAATGTAGGTACAGGTTTAGTCGGAGCACCAGAATGTGGTGATGTAATGAGACTACAAATAGAAGTTGAAGATAATAGAATTATTGATGCAAAATTCAAAACATTTGGTTGTGGTTCGGCAATAGCAGCATCTTCATTAGCAACGGAGTGGTTGAAAGGTATGACATTAGATGAAGCAGTTAAATTAGACAATATGGAATTGGTAGAAGAACTAAATCTACCGCCAGTTAAAATACATTGTTCAGTATTAGCCGAAGATGCTATAAAATCAGCTATAAACGATTATAGAACTAAAAATAATTTAGAAATATTAACATTTGAAAACTAATGAATCAGTTACAACAAACTTACGAAGAACTATGTAATAGACCTTCTGATATCAATGAACATTTACCTATATTAAAAAAATATGCAGATGAATGTGAGCATATTACCGAGATGGGTGTAAGATGGGTAGTATCAACCTACGCATTATTAATGGGTAAGCCTAACAAAATGATTTCATATGACATCAATGGTATTAACTGGCAGCCAATTGCAGAGATGGTTAAGGGTGATACTGAGTTTGAATTTAAGGTAGCAGACACTACTAATTTAGAAATAGAAACTACGGATTTGTTATTTATTGATACTTTACACAATTATAATCAAATAAAAATAGAATTATCATTACATGGTAACAAATCAAATAAATACATTATATTCCATGACACAACTACCTTTGAATTAATTGGTGAATCATATGAGGGTAAGTATGAAAAAGGTATATGGTATGCAATTGAAGAATTTTTGGAAGAAAATCCACATTGGGAAATATTAGAAAGATATACAAACAATAATGGTTTAACAATATTAAAAAGAAAATAATGAAAATTTTAATAACAGGTGTTGCAGGTTTATTAGGTAGTAGATTAGCAGATTATATAATTGAAAATGTTCCTAATGCAGAAGTGATTGGAATAGATGATTTATCGGGTGGTTACAAAGAAAATGTAAATCCAAAAGTTACATTTTGGGAAATGAACTTAGTAGAACATCCAATTGAAAATTGTTTTGAAAATCATAAATTTGATTATGTATTTCATTTAGCCGCATATGCAGCTGAAGGATTATCTCCTTTTATTCGTCAATACAATTATGAGAATAATTTAGTTGCAACGGCAAGAGTGGTTAATCAATGTATTAAACATAATGTTAAGAGATTGATATTCACATCTACATTAGCAGTTTATGGACATGGTGAAGGTGGAATCTTTGATGAGAACCAACAACAGGCACCAATTGATCCATATGGTGTTGCAAAGTATGGATGTGAAATGGATATACAGATTGCGGGTGAACAACATGGTTTAGATTGGTGTATTATTAGACCTCATAATGTTTATGGTAGAAATCAAAACATTTGGGATAAATATCGTAATGTATTGGGTATTTGGATGTATCAACACTTAAACGGATTACCAATGACAATATTTGGTGATGGGGAACAAACAAGAGCATTTAGTTGTATTGATGATATTGTTGAACCATTATGGAAATCAGCTATACTACCTACGGCATCGAAGCAAATTATTAATTTAGGTGGTGTAGAGGAGTGGACGGTTAATAAAGCATGTGAAGTATTACGAAATGTGATTGGAGGTGGTGAAGTAGTTTATAAAGAAGGTAGACATGAAGTTAAACACGCTATTCCAACCTGGCAAAAATCAATTGATATCTTAGGATTTCAACATAAAACAAACTTTGAGGATGGCTTGAAAGATATGTGGGAATGGGCACAAAAACAACCTAAGAGAGAACAATTCGTTTGGGATACTTACGAATTAGATAATGGTATTTATTCATTTTGGAAAAAATAAAAAAAATATGTATTCAGTTGTAGCATTAACAATGTGGAAATGTAATAGATTTCAACAAACTCTAAGAGAATTAAGTAAACACCCTTTAGTTGGTGAAATTATCCTAATAGATAATACATCAAATGATTTAAAAATAGAATTGCCAAAATTAGTTCATATTTTAGAAGGAAAAAATACATATATTAATCCTGCTTGGAATAAAGGAGTATCATTAGCAAAATATGATAAGTTATTAGTATTAAATGATGATTTATGGTTTGATTGGGATATTTTTTCTATATTAGAAGAACACATAACTGACGAAGTAGGATTGATTGGTATGGCCGAAGAAAACTTTGATAATCCATCTAATGAATTTGGATTAGAACCTGTTAATCATAGAAATGGTGGATTTGCATGTGCATTCTTTATACATAAAAACAATTGGATTGATATTCCGTTTGAAATGAAATTATGGGGTGGAGATGATTGGTTATTTGTAAAAAATAGAGACAACGGAAAACAAAACTATAAAATAGTAGGATTTAAATTAGAAGGAGAAGTTTCTGGTACATTAGAAAATGCAGATTTAACACCTACATTGAATCCTATAAAATTAAAGGATTTAGAATATAAACAATTATACAATTTATTTTAAGTGATAACAGTAACAGAATCAGCAGCTAAGAAACTAAATTCACTTATTGAAGAAAGTGGGTTTACAACACCATATGTTAGAGTATCGGTTAAAGGAGGAGGATGTAGTGGATTATCATATGACCTTTCATTTGATACTGAACAACAACCATCAGATACGTTGGCAGAAGATAAAGGAGTAAAAATTTTAGTAGATAATAAATCTTTACTTTATTTGTTTGGCACAGAACTAGAATTTTCAGATGGATTAAATGGTAAAGGATTTCAATTTATAAATCCTAATGCATCGCGTACATGTGGATGTGGTGAATCATTTGCATTATAATATATGAAAGATATAATTTGTGTTGGTGGATCAAATACATCATTTAGGAGACCGGAAAAAGAAAGATTTAAAGATGCGTATTGTCCTATTGGTACACATCCAAACGCAAACATAGGTTCATATCCAGAAGCAATTAATAGAAATTTTGGTAATAAAGTATATAACTTAGGTGTAGCAAGTAATACAGTCCAAGCATCAGTATTATCAACCATATCATTAGCAACCAAATTATTAAATGAAGGAAATAATAATTTTTCAATAATTTTTAATTGTCCCGAATTTTATAGACAATCGTTTTATTTTTCCGATACAATGAGAAAGATAAAAAATATAAAAGATGATTTAGTTAATCCAATTAATAACAATTATTTATTTACGGATAATCAATCTGGATTTTTATTATTTGGTGGTGTACAAAATGTTGCAAAAGAAGCATATTCCGATGATAACGCATTTAAAGTTGCAAAAGCATATTCTGAACATTTATTTTCATTTGAAGAAGCTGAGATTAAAGCTATTACACATTTGTTATTATTGCAAAGTTTTTGTAAAACAAACAATATACAATATAAAATATTTTTTGATTTTGATGTATTGTCATTACCTGATATGAATTATTTTGAATTAGATAAAACAAATGAAGAAACATATTTTAAATCATATTTTATAGATAAACAATTAACAAAAAAAGAACCATTGGGTTATATTAAAAAAGATGAATATGTTTATGATTTATTTAAAATGTTAGATTTAAATAATTTTTGGTTTTATAAAGATGATAATGTACAATATGGTGGTATTCATGAGTGGATATTTAAAAATAATGAATATAAAGAAGGTGATGATGAGTATATCGCATTTTTCTTTGAAGATACTGAAATGACTCCTCAAGAATTACAAGATAAACCTACAAAATTAAAAATTAGTAGAGCAAAAGAAAAAATGAAAAATAATACATTTTTTAATACTGCACATCCTACTTACTACTATTGGGAAAAATTTGTTAAAGAAGTAATGGTTGATTGGAATTTATTTTAGATATTATTTGGAAATTAAATTAATAAAGTGTATATTTGAATAATAAACATTTACATATGATAAAATTAGTAACAGACAATTCGGTGTTAAGAAAACCAATACCAACCACAAAATTTACAAAAGAAGAACAAGATTTAGCAACAGCTGTATTATTAACAGCCGTAACTCAACACCAAGGATTGGGTATGAGTGCAAATCAGGTAGGATTAAATAAAAGAATTTGTGTAATTAATGTTAAAGAACAACCTTTAGTATTAGTTAATCCTGAAATCATCGATGAAGGTACTGAAAAATTAATTTATTTTGAAGGATGTTTATCATTACCCAAAACAATGAAAAAACCAATTAAAACGGTTCGTTCTTATAATGTTAAGGTAAAAGCTGATAATTTTCCAGAAGTATTAGAATTTGGTACGGAAGAAAGAAAACATGAAGATATTAATGCATTATTTAGTGATGTAAATTTATTAGAATCAGTTTGTGTTCAACATGAGATTGACCATTTAAATGGATTAACAATTAGAGATAGACAATATACTGAAACCATTAGATTAACTACGTTTGCTAAATTAGGTAGAAATGAAAAACTTTTATTAAAGAAAGATAAAGAAACACTTTCAGTTAAGAAAAAGAATTTATCAACTTACTTAGAACAAGGATGGGAGGTAGCATAATAT